AAAAAAGAATACTCATTGGCAGACTTTACTGCCCAATCTAACTTCAAAAGTTATGACGCATTAGAAAAGCGTCTTAAGTCAGTGCTTGGACAGAAAACAGCACAACGTCCTGTTCTTGATGAAGAACTAGAGGATGAAAGTGAAGGTCGTGGTCAATCACCAGTACAACAAGTTGCAGCAGCAACTACTGTTGATGCTGATGCTGATGATGCCCTTAGTTATTTCCAGAAACTTGCTGAGGAATAACTAACCGAGATTGGGGTTGGATGCTTTCTTTAATTTCGGGTTAATATATTCACTCGATCTTTCGTAGTCAAGTACTGATTCCATATCTGCCAATAACATAGTAAGATACCTAGTTTCCAGGATGTTAATGTTTCTTTTATCATCCTGGATTTTTTGTTCGTATGCACGACAAGTAATAACTTTTACAGGGTTGACTGTAACTAATATATTAGTCCCTGTGTCCAGGAATGTAACTTTAAAATCTACATCTACAATCTTACCTTCTGGTACAAATATTTTACCTTTACTATCTTTAACTTCGATGGTTTCATAATGTTTTACTTGACTCAATGCATCTTCTGAACCATATTTTTCCATAAGGTAATTATGGAAATCATTCTGAGACATTGGCCATTCATCTCTTACGTGTATGATATTATTAGCAGCAAGAATAACCCAATCTAAATCTTCATCGTTATAAAACCTATAAGCAAGTTCATCAGGACGTTCATCACCTTCAATCTTATATTTGGTGAAGGTCATGAAGTCACTAAAGATATCTTCTCTGATTAATGGACGACGGAAAATATTTTTGACAGTAACAAAGTCATTATTGGATTCTCTCTCATTGATACGAGAGATGTATTCGAAGTCTGGGATTCTAGTAAAATAATCTGACATTTTAGTATCCTATACCAGCAGTTGTACCATAATCTTCATCAAGAATTGGTTCCATTTCTTGGAAAGACATTCCTATTTCATAAGCAGTCATAGCACTGTTTGGTAATGTCATATAGGTTCCGTCTGGTACATAGTTGACGTTGAACCCAGTCATTGCTGCTTTCTTTAATTTACCAATGAATTCGTGCTCCTTTCCTTTACCATTTTTAAATTGTACATGGAATACATTAGGAGTTGCTAGATACATTCCACCACCTGATGAACTCTTTGCAGACATTCCTTGTTTAAAGAAACGAATGATCTTCTGAATAGTTGTTGCTTCTTTTGCACTCCTTGCAGTCATCCTAAAGGTGTATTGGAATGAACGTAGAGCAGGACCATTAAAGAGTAGTTCTAAGTTGGGGTTTAATATTTTTCCAGATTCACGAGCCATTAATTGATCCTGACTAGCACCTAAAGCACCGACCTGACTTAATAGATAAGATTGAACTAAATTTTTTGCTTGTGGATCATTCTTAACTGCATCTATTGCTTTACCCGCAGCATCTCCTACTACTTTAGCACCATCATCCGCCTTCATTGCACCCAGTGCTGCCTCTGCACCTGCCATTTGTAGAGCATTCATCTTATGCTCACCCCATCCAACAGTATTACCATCAGTTAATCCTGGAGGGATAGGTAAAATAACAGAACCTAACATTTGTGTTATTCTTTCACTTGGTCTTGAACCAGCACCTCTCTTGAATTTTCCTGGTTCATATTTGTACATTGTGATGGTCATGAAATCACTTTCAAGCATCATAGTTTCAGGGTATCTTAATGCTTGCTCATAATTTATTCTCTGTTTAGCAGTTGGTGACTTAGGTTGAATATTAGTTGCTACTGTTGTACCTTTATCTTTACCACCACCAGTACTAGATCCTTGAGTATCTTTTTTCTTTAGTCCAGTAGCATTAGCACCCCATGCGTCTACTGTTGCATCAGTTACATTGGCAGAGTTAATTGCTTTGCCCATTGTATTTCTTACTTTACTACCACCTGCATCATATTCACCTGACCATATAGTACCACTAGAATTCCTGAACATTCCGTCAGTACCTTGAGTGTAGGTAGTGTCGGTAGTTGCTGTTGTTCTTCCTCTTCTATTTTTTGTGACGTTTGTTATTACCAGAGTCCTGGGAGCATTAGGATTTGCAGGGTCAAAAGTAATCTTAGCCCTTGTAGATTTAAGGGGCTGACTCTTACTCCCTGGTATTGGTAGTGTCTTAGTTACTGATGCCACTATAATC